GTATTATTTTCTAAATAATATTTAACCGCAGTAATTTTATAATCTTCACTTTTATGTTTAGACATTTAATATATAATTATGTATATATATTAAAAAATCGGCATTTTAAATCTTCAAGGGTGTAAATGCTTTAGATAAATTAAATAAAGTATATGAATCAAATGAAATAACACAAAATCTAGAACAACTAAAAAACGTAATATCTAAATTTATAGCTGATAAAGATTTTGATACAAAATCAGTTGTTTCAAATTGGAATGATCCTGCTTCAATGTTAAAAAAAAGTTTTTATACTCAAACAAATTCTGTATGGACTTCCAATAGATTAGAAATATTATTTGGATATATTACAGAAATATCTAATTCTGATTTGGATGAAACAACATCAATTTTAATATTATCATTAAATACGTTTATGAATTATATTGATTTATTGGTATGTGGATTAATTACAGACTTGCATTTATTAAAATAATATAAAAATTGAATTTATAAAAATAAGATTAGGATTGTTATGTATATATATATTATAATTATAAAGAAATGGAATCAAAATTAGATATTATTGAAGAAATTGAATTCTTAAGACGTAATAAAAAAAATTTTTCAAATATGGATGAATATTATAATAAAATAACTAAGCTATATGATAAGTTATCTTTACGTATTCAAAAAATAGATGAACAAATTGAAAATATTGATAAACAAAAAGAAAAAAATAATAATAACCTTAATAATAAAAATGAAAATAATGGTAAACAATTAGATATTGATAATTGTATTAATTCAGATGATTTATATGATATATTAAAAAATTACTCTGATTCAATGGATGATTTTTTAAAAATTAAAAATATTGAAAAATTGTCAAATATTTTTCATTTGTTTGATTTGTATTTAATTGAAAATAATAAAAAAGAAGATACCAATAAAATTTATAATGTTCAAACATCACCAATATTAGGCAATTATAATAAACTTATAATCATAAGTAAAATAAAATTATTATTACATTTATGTGAAATTTCAATCGGATATAAAAATAAATCAATAATTACATTAATTATTTTTAATGAACTAATGTCAAATTATCAATTTGTTTTAGATCATCCTAAATTTCAAGATACTGTCAAAGCTAAATTAATATATTTAGTAGAAAATGATATTAATAAAATTAATGAAATTATAAATAGATATAATTTAGACAATAATTTATTAACCAAATGGAAACAAAATTTTAATTGTAATTAGTTGATTACAAATTTTATTTAATAAATTATTAAATTGATGATTCTTGTATAATTTTGTCAAAAGAAGTAAACATTTTTTCTTTTTGTTGTGCTATTTTAACAAGATATTCATCTGCTGTTTCATATGGAATTTTATATCCAAAAACACTAACCCACCTAACAATTTCAACAGTTCTTTCCGATTCTCCCAATGCCTTATGTGAATCATATCTAATGGCTCTCCCGATAATTTGATTAATTTTACTTTCATTCCAATGTGGTTCCATTATATGAATAGAACGGGTATTTTTAAGGTCTAAACTTTCAGAACCTGCAGATGTTATTAATAGCACATCAGTTTGTCTTTGGTTATATTTATCTATTATTTTATTTCTTTTTTCTTCTGTTTGTTCTCCAAAATATAATGAATAAGAAACTTTATTTTTATCCAAATGTACTGTTAGTGGTAATATCCCATTTGCCAAATAATTCGAATATACTATAATTGGTTTAGGGGCTTTAGCTATATATTCCCATATTGCCAAAATTTTCGGAAAATCTGGTGAATTAGATAATGTGTTGGAAAGTTGACGTGTCACATTAAGAAAATTATTTACTTTCCTTTTGTCTAGGATAGAATAATCAATATGTTGAATATTATCTAGGGAAAGAATTTTTTTTAAATAATGTCTATATTCTGATATTTGTGCATTTGACATATCTACTTTGTTATAGATGGTGATTGATTTAGGATAATGAATTGAATCTTGTGATTTTTTAAAATAACTTATAGTTCCTTCTATTCTTTCTTTTAGGGTTTCAACTGATCCAGGTGCTTCATATAAATCATCCCAAAAGAAAAATTTAAATTCTTTATTGGTTTCGGGAAGAACTTCATCTCTTTTAATTATATTTACCAGAACAGATAAATCAGTAAGAGAATTATAAAAAATTGTTCCTGTTAGCAAAACTATTTTTTGTGCTTTAGCACATTCGGTTATAAGAATAGATTGTAATTTAGTTCCGGTTCTTAAATGATGAGCTTCATCAATTATAACTGAATACGAACTCAAATCTAAATTTCCATCCATTATTGACTTTATAACTTTTTGATAAGTTAGAATTTCTATTCGGGATGTATCTAGACCCATTTTTTTTATATCATCCTGAAAATTCTTTCTTGAAGCTTTTGTTGAAATAATAATAATTGGGAATTTGAATTGATAAACCATTGCTAAAGATGTTATTGTTTTACCAGAACCCATAGAATGATATAATATTAATCCATTATGTTTTCTCATCCATTCAACACATTTAATTTGATGGGGAAATAAATTTATATTATAATTATTTTTACTCATTGGTAAATTACTATTTAATATAATTTATATGTGATATTAAATAAAAAATGAAAAATAAATATTATATTTTAATATCTAATAATTATAATTTATGAATATACATACAATTGATATTATAAATAATTATAAATTTAATGTTAAAAAAAATAAAATTAGTTTGATAAATAGAAATATAAAAGGATTGCTTGAACTGGATTTAGATTTATTTGGTAATGATGTGAAAATAATAGATTGTTCATTTAATCAAATAAATAAATTAAAATTACCAAATAGTTTATTAGAATTAAATTGTAGTTCAAACAAGTTGAAATATTTAGATTGTTTACCTGACACACTTACAAGTTTATATTGTACTAATAATTTATTAACAAAATTAAACTCTTTACCATCTAATTTAAAAATACTAGCATGTGCACAAAATAAAATTACTAAATTAAATAATTTACCAATTGGTTTGGAATTTTTAGATTGTAGTAGTAATGATATTTTTGAATTAGATAATTTACCTACAAGTTTAAAAATTTTAAATTGTTATAATAATTATTTATCATTATTAAATGATTTGCCATATGGTTTAATTGAATTAGATTGTCACAAAAATCAAATAAAAGAATTAAATTGTTTGCCAAAAAGTTTAGAAAAATTATATTGTTATGACAATTTATCAATAAATAATATATTAGACTTACCAAAAAAACTTAACATAATTTATTATGAACATCCGTGATTTATAAAAATTTGATATTTTTAAATAATATATTATAATTATATGTTAAAAATTATGTATTAAAAAATATAATGTATTAACAAATATAATCTATTAACAAATATGGAAGAGAAAACTACATATCAATTATTTTGGTTAAAATCAAAATCTACCAAATCAAAATTAAAAATTTCAAATTCAAAAATAAATGGAATTTTAGATTTATCAGAATTTACTAATTTATTGAGTTTAGATTGTCATTCAAATAAAATTAGTAAAATAATTAATTTACCAGATTGTTTAATTTATTTAAATTGTTCTCACAATCTAATTACAAATTTGGATAATTTACCTTGTAGTTTGATTGAACTCTATTGTTCTTATAATAATATTATATCAATAACAAATCTGCCATACAAACTAAATTCATTAGACTGTTCACATAATAATTTGGATAATTTAGATTTTTTGCCAGAACAAATAATTCAAATAAATTGTTCTAACAATAAAATTAGTAAACTTGAAGACTTACCTTTTGGATTAAAAAAATTAAATTGTTCTAATAATTTATTAACCAGTCTAAATAATTTACCACAAAATTTAAAAATGTTAGATTGTTCAAACAATAACATTGAATATTTTTATGAGTTTCCTAAAAAATTAAACAAAATGAAAATAAATTTATGCTTAGTAAAAAATTATGAAGACATTCTAAGTAAATATCCTAATGTACATTTTGAACAATTAAATTATTCAGATTTTTTTGTCTTGTACAAAAATTAACTAATTTATAAATCATATATAAGATGCATTAAATTAAACAAGTAATTTATATATAAAAATTAAAAAAATTGATTTTTGTCTGTAATAATTTATTTAATAACTTATACAACAATTATTTACATGAATCAAATTGATAAAAAAACATTAGAACAAATTCCGGCTAATTCGGAATATATTAACTTATCAAGAAAAGATTTATCTGAACTCATTGATTTGAAAAGATTTAATAAGATTAAAAAGTTATATATTTTTACTAATAGTATAAGTCAAATTATAAATTTAAAAAATACATGTGAAGAAATAAATTGCTCAACAAATCAAATAAAAAATTTAAACCAGTTATCAAAAGAATTAAAAATTTTAATTTGTTCATACAATTACATATTAAATTTAGATAATTTACCCTTTGGTATAAAAAAATTAGATTGTTCATACAATCAAATTGAAAATTTAGATTATTTACCGGATGGAATAGAAGAGATAAATTGTACAGGTAATCATATTGAAAATATTAATAATTTACCGTCAAGTTTAAAAATTTTATATTGTGGTAGTAATATTATTAGTGATTTATCAAATTTACCAATTAATTTGATAAGATTAAATTGTCAATTTAATCCCGTTGATTATTTACATAATTTACCTAAAACATTGAAACATATTAAAGTTAATGCTAATCAAATTATAAATAAACATAAATACATCAATAATATCGATTTTGTTATACACAAAACGTGATAAAAAATTGATTTTTTAATAAAAAATATTAATTTACATACAATTAAATAATATGGATAATCAAATAATAAATATAAGTGAAGAAATTTATTCAAGTGATAAATTTTGGAATGGTATTTTTAGGTCAATTTGTGATTCATATAAAATTGAATATGTTACAAATAAAGGTAAAAAATATATGAATTTTTCAAATACTTGGTATGATGCATCTAAATTAAGAGAAAAATTTACTAATTCTGGAATAAAAATTGCTCATAAAGATTATAAATGTGATGGTTATTGGTCAGATGAATGTGATTGTAAATCAAAGATAAATAAGAGAAAAGTTAATTCAGACGAAATAAAATATGTTTTTGGTGGTAAATTTAAGTTTGATCAAGAAAGATGGGATGAAGAATATGAAGATGAAGATGAAGATGAAGATGAAGATGAAAATGAAGAGTTAAAAAATAACATTAAAAAAATATTATTAGATATTGAGGAAAAAAACACACAATATTCAATTTCAGATATTAAATTTGTATTTGATAAGAAAATACAAATAAATAATGAAGCGGTAATAAATAAAGATCATAGAGGTTCAGACCATATGATTATTAAATTACCTTTTGAAAAAAAAGTAATATTAAATAATCAATTTACATTGGAAGATTTGATAGTGGCAAATACAAATGTAAAATCTCATAAATTTGATTATTGGTATGAATTATTTTGTAGAACTAAATGTGTGGTTAATAACGATATTATTAATATAAATTTAATAATTGATCATGGAAGTTAATTTATTTATAAGTAATTTATTTATAAGTAATTTATAAATAATTTAATGATAGTTAATTCTTAAATATTCCAAACACAAGGATTACAATTAGCGACATAATTTGAATAATTATATTCGGATGAATTATAAAATTTAATCGATTTGTATAATCCTGATTTTAAATTATATGTAATATTTGATTCCAAATTAGCACATACATTATTATAAGGAGAAGGATTTGGCTGTGTTACATCTGGATAATTATATTGATTTGTTAATTGAGAACAGGGTAGAAGAGAAATAATATTATATTTAAAATATAAAATAATAGCATCACAACAACCACATTTTTTAGCTTTAATCATATTAGCATAAAAACTATGTAATGAATTATCACATTTAGTAATTGATATAACAAAATTACCATTTTTTTGATAAATAATGTTTTTTTTAAATTCTTCCCATGCATCTTCTTTAGATGTTGATATTGCTAAACTTGAACTAACAAAATGTTCTTTTTTTAACTTAAAAATACAGACTTTGTATTGGGAATTATTAGTACATTTATTACAAGGTACAATTGTTCCAGGTACATTTGGATTATAATTATTTACACAATTTTGACACCAAGAATTTACATATTTACAAGATTTGTCTTTTTTTATATATGTTCTAACTGAATTAAATATAAACCCAACCGCATTTAAACATTCACTCATATTATTTTTATATATATAATCGAATTATATATTATTTTTATATTGGAGATTAAAAATATTATTTGATGTACTTTGGAAATTGTTTGAAATATTATTCAGTAAGTAATATTCTATTGATGATATTGATATATAATATTCTTTTGGATTTATATTTTTACACATAGTGATTGAGGAATAAATAGTATCAAAATTTTTATTGTGTAATTTCATCAAAAACATTATACCAATAAACATTGAATTATCGATTCCTGTTTCATCAACTAAAATAATTTTAAATCCCGAAACATAACAATTGTAAATAAAATCAAGTAAATTAATTATATCATTTATCATTAGGTATAATGGTTTATTAAAATTAGTATTAATAACATTTTGATATGTTAAAAAATTATTTAATTGAACTGAACAATTTATAACATATGAAAAAATAGCAAAATTAAAATTTTCAATTTCATTTATGGCACAAATATATATTTGGTCAAATAGACAAAACATCTATTATATAATAGTATATATTATTTATTTATTTTTTATTCAAATAAAATATTTTAAATAAATAACAACATAATTAATTATTAAAAACATAAAATGGAATTGATAATGGAAAAATTTAAAAATGATTTTATAGATAATTTAAATTTGGTTGGGGAAGAATACAAATTATTAAAAACTAAAATTTCAAATTTAAGTGAACAAAATACAAATTTGGAACAGGAAAATACAAAACTAAAAAATACAATTGATGAATTAAATAGAGAAAAAAAATTAAAATCTTCAAGTACACTTTGGGAATCTTTAAATTCTAAAGTTATAGAAAAAGATAGTATTATTGAACAACTTAAAAAGGAAATTGAATTTTATAAAAGGGCTGGAACAAAAAATTCGACAAATATTACAGATAAATATCAATCAAATTTATCAAATTCAAATTCAAGTTCAAGTTTATCAAAACCCAATAATTCAAACACAACAGCTGAACCAAATTTAAATAATCAAATTGATTTGGTACCTGATGAAAAGAAACAAGAAATAATTACCGAAGATAATATTGATATAAATAATAATACTATTATTAATAATGAAAATATTGATAATAATGATAATAGAGAAAAACTTATTTTAGATACATCTGATTTGAATTTAAAAAAGAGTA